TCTTATAAACATGTCGTCTTGTGTAGTCTTGTCACCTATGGTTGTTTCTGTTCCAAAAAATACTAAGTGACGATCGGGAGTAGATACTAACATATCACGTGACGCTGTTGGTGCTCCTGGAATAATTATAGCTCTAGTGCTTGTTGCGTTTGTTGCATCACCATCCCATTTAAAACATTCTCCGTTATGTATTAAAGCAATAAGAGTTGTACCTAAATTGTCCAAAGACCATAAACCAGGGTCTGTTACTGAGTCTGTGTTAGCTGCCGGTGATCCCCAACCTGTAAAAGAAGAAGTGTTGGTTACAGTAGCACCATTACTGTGCGCAGCTCTTGTAGTTCCTCTTACTGCTCTTGTTATACCAGTTAATTTACTGCCTGTAATTCCTGTGTACGATATTTCCTCTGTTCCTACTTGAATAAAATTTGTACCGGAACTTGGAAAACCAGTCGTACTAGCCAAAGTAATTTCTGTAGCTGAACCATTGTTACCGTTTGTGTTGTCGCCTAATAAACCATTTAATGTAGTTGTTAATGCACCTAAAATATTACCACCCCATAATGATATACCCCAACCAAAAGCACCTAATTGTTCAGCCGGTCCTACGTGATAGTATTGAAAAAATTTTATACCTCCAGAAGTAGTAGCACCACTTCCTGTTTCATTAGAAGGCATTGTAATTGTAATTGTACTAGTTGTTGGTACACTTGTTACCATAAATTTTTTATCATTAAAATCTGCAGCACTAAAATTAGAATTTGTAATTGTAGAAAAATCACTAAATAAAATAATGTCTGTTGCCACAAAAGAATGTGGTGTTGGAAAAGTTATTGTAACTTCTGGTTGTCCATTAGTTGTGCTAAACGCATTTGTAAGTGCTGTCCCTGTTGGATTAACTAAAGGATGAATGTCATAGTAAACACCACCGGAATATATATATAAAATTTTGTTAGTTCCTATAGCTGCAAATTTAGTAGATGCTTTATTTACAAAATGATGAAGACCTCTAGCTGCACCTGTAAGTTTTGATTCACCTAATTGATTCCAACCACCTATTTTTTCAGGTGTACCATATCTAAAACGAACGTTTTCTCCGTCTATCCATTGAGATTCAGCACCTGTAGATGTAACTTGTTTGTTGAATCCTGGTAAGAATCCTAGTTTTTGTAACATATGGCTCCATTATAATACTATTTTATTATTAAGGGAAGAAAGACTGGTGTGTGGATAATCTTTCTTCCCAAGCTTTTTTTATATAGTAATTGTTATTTATTGTAAATTGTAAAGTTTAAATTTTATAATATTAGGTATAATTAAAATTGATTAAAACACGCCTTTTTGTATCTGTATGGCTTGTTCCTGTATGCTCTAAATTAGAATCAAATATAACTATTCTGTTTTCAACAGATGAGACTTCCTCTCCATTTTTAAATATAGTTTTACCATTATTATTATTTATATAAAAAATAGAAGTTGTTACATTAGGCACATCTATATGAAACATATGATTGTAAATTTTATTTTTTTTAGTTTGTAAGTTTAATTTAACTTTTATTGTTTTTTGTGCATTTAATTTATCCAATATTGGATTCATATACTTTATAAAATTACTTGTTGTTTTACTTTCTTTAACAACTGTATGTACAAACTGAAAATCATTATCATTTTTATAAACTTTATAATCATTAAAAAACCAAGAAAAATGTTCTCCTAATATTAAATTTTGTAATTGTAAAAAAAATTCTTCATCTAAAAAATTATCTATAACTTTAATTTTTGATTTCATTATAAAATTAATTCTGTTAATTTATCATTTGACCCTACAGTCCCTTTGTAAAAAGTATTAAAAGCTAAACTTATTCTAGTATTAGTTCCTTTTTTAGTTTCTACTTGATGAGTAGTTGATGATGGAAACATTATTAATTGTCCTGTTTCTAAAGGAAACCACCATGTGTCGGAGTTCCAAATATTATATTGATCTATTTCAGGAACTATTTGTTGATAACCTTTACTATGACTAAAAAGTATTTTATCTTTTTTTACATCTGAATCAAAATACAATACACCAGATACTACTGAATTAGGATGTGCGTGTTTATGGTGATATTGATTGGCTTCTGTGTAATTTAACCAAGATTGCGTTATATAAAGTTCTATATTATTTTTGGGACATATAACTGTATCTAAATAATCTTTGCAACATTTATCTAAAAACTTTTTTATATTTTTAAATTCTTTTCTATTTAATATATAATTATCTTTTGTATTAATATTTCCTTCGTTTTTACTACAATGTTTTTTTTGTTCTTTTACAAATTGTAATTCTTGTTTTGTAAAAGGTCTATCTATATTTGTCATATAAATAGGTGTAGGAAATAAATTTTGTATAACGGGTTTTTTCATTAATAACACCAAGATACAAACGAGTATCTTATTCCTTTTGTAACGGGTTTTACTAAATGTGGATACATAAAAAGAGATGGAAAAATTATTAAATCACCAGCTTTAAATTTTATCTCATAGTCATCAAACATTATAAATTCTCCACCTTTATAATTATCATTTAAAACAGCAACAATACTTAATATTGGTATTCCTCGTCTTTCTCCTGTAAATAAAGCCTGAATATGATCAGAATGTTTTGACATAATTTGACCTTTTTTATATCTATTAAATCTTATTTGATTAAATCCTTTCCAACTATCAAATGTATCTCCACTTATTTTATCAATAAGGATATATTTTTCTAAAGATTTCCAAGTTAAATCAATTAAGTCTTGTAAATATGTAAGATTATTTCCCCAACAAATATCAAGTTCTTTATTACCATTTTTACTTTTTTGTATAAAAGTTTGTGAGTTTGAATACACATGTTTTTCCCAAGTTTTATCAAAAGATAATTCTTCTAAAGTTTTATTTAGAATATTTTTAGGAATCCAATTATTTAAATGTAGTATATAATCTTTTAAATTTTCTTTCACACCAAGTTTAAGTTTTTATTCTCTTAAATCCCAAGTTTGATTAGTTTCATTCCAATCATAAAATTGTCCATCATCAGGTTTTACTACAGGTGCTTCCCATAGACAAGTTGTTTCATTTAATGTCCAACTTGTATGAGGTTTAGGAGATATAAAAGCATCTCTAGTTTCATTATATTTGTAACCTATACCAGCATAATTTTTTCTAAAAGGTGTTCCACCATTTAAATGTACTCCACCTAGAGTATTATATGATGTTTGTTTCCAAACATCGTTTGTACCATAAAGATTATTTAAAAAATCTATACCAGCTTGTTCAGTTGTTGCAACATCATTTGATACTACCTCAACCTGTTCAACTTTATCTCCAATTCCTAATTTTGCGAAATGTGCCATTATGCTGTGTAACTCCCTGAACCTGTAAATGTTATAACTGTGTCTCCACTAACTCCTGTAGCAACTGTTGGACTACCTGATACTGTTCCAGAATAACTTGCATCTGCCATTCTTAAAATAACTACACCACTTCCTCCAGCACCACCAGGATTATCATTACTACCACCTGAACCTCCGCCTGTATTTGCTGGAGAACTTGACGAAGCACCTGGATTTGTAACACCAGTAGTACCACCACCAGAACCACCTGGAGCACCTACGCTTCCTCCTCCACCAGCTCTTGTAACAGATGAGCCTGTAATTGAATTTGCTAAACCATTTCCACCTGGTCCAGGAGAACCTCCTCCTGCTGCACCAGCACCGCCGCCACCACCAGCATTATCTCCTCCATCATTTCCTTGACCGCTTGTTCCATCACCACCAGAGCCACCACCATTACCTCCACCACCTCCAGAACCTCCATCTAGTCCATTTCTATCTGGGTTAAGTGATGATGTACCACCACCTCCACCACCGATAGAAGTTATGTCTGTAATATCTGAACCAGATAAAACACTATTTGAACCAGAAAGACCTCTTGTTTTTGGAGAACCTGCAACACCAGAAGCACCAGCACCTACTGTTACTGTATAAGTTGTACCAGGAAAAAGACCAATAGCTGTGCCACCAAAATTTGTTTGAGAGCCCCCAGCACCAGCACCTGCTCCATCTCCAGTACCACCAGAACCTCCTCCAGCAACTACTAAATATTCCGCGTCATAAGCTTGAGGAGTTTCGTCGGTTACATCATCGTCTGAAGTTGGAATCCAACCCTGTGTTGAACCTGAATAAACTATATTAATACTTTGACCTATTGTGTTATAAACAGGTTTTGGAGATGCAAAACCTTGAAATTTTAAAGACCCTTGATCTAATGTTAGTGCATTTGTTCCAAATGATCTTGAAAAATCTACAAATTCTATTTCATCTCCTACACTTGGAGATCCTGGTAAATCAACTTCAAAAGCACCACCAGCTGTATTTATAAAATAACCTTCACCAGCTGCTGCTGTAAAATTTGCAGTTTTTACTGCTGCTACCCAAGAAGTTCCACCAGAATTATCTACAAAAGATAAAACTCCAGAACCGTTAGTTGTTAAAATTTGATTTGCTGAACCATCTGCTGCAGGGAAAGTTAAATTATCTAGTGTTATTGTTCCAGAGCCTTTTGGCTGTATTGCTACACTAATATTAGTGTCACTCCCAGATGCAGTAAGTGTTGGTTTGTTTCCTGTAGCAGCATTTGCTAAAGTTAATTCATTAACCGCTGAACTTGTTGCGGTTAATTTAAATAATTCGTTTCCGTTAGTATCTAAAATTGAAGTTCCAATTTTAGGTGATGTTAAAGTTTTGTTTGTTAAAGTTTGTGTTCCTGTAAGAGTTACATCACCATCACTACCTAAAGCAGCTTCAAAAAGACCAGTGTTTGTTGCAACACCATCAAGATAAATAAGCTTATATCCTTTATCGTCTGCTGCAAATGTAACTGTTGCACCTGAACCAGATGCTGCTTTTAATTGAACTGTGTGAGAACCAGACGTACCATTTTTAATAATATAAAAATTTTCTGTAAGTAATGGAAAAGTAACAACTCTGTTTCCAGATATTGTTCCAGTAAGTTCTATAACTCTTTGTTGAGCAGTACCTGTTAAAGCACCGTCTGCTATTGTTAAAGCTGTTGGTGTTCCTGAATCAGTTACAGCTTGAGAATTAACACCACCCGTAAGTTGTTCTATAAGGCTTAAGTTAGCGTTAGTTTTTGTTCCCCAAGTACCA